GACTGGCTCGGTGGATGCTGTTGGCCTTTGTCGGGTGGCTAGTTTGGGCGCCAGTGATTTACTTTGCTTTGCGCGAGTAAAACAACGTGCGGTCCCCGAATAGGTAGAAGCCTACGACAGCGGCAAAGTTGTCCACTGTGTCGCTGGCTTGACCATTGAGCTTGAGCGCCGCCCATGTACCCAAGACAATCATGGCCACACCTGGGCGCATTAGACGCACAGCAGCCTCAACCCACGGGTAGGACGGATTAGAGCCACCCGCCTCGTTCATGGCTTTAAACATGTCCAAGTCAAGTTGGCGCATCTTGGCGTACTCGTCGATGTTGACGGGCTTGTAACCGTCGGTCTGAACGAAACGGCCAATCAGGGATTTCCCTAGGTCAACAGCCAGTGGCCCCAGCGCGGCAAGAACGGTCAACGGGTCCATCATGGGTACTCCTTCCATGGAAGCTGGAAATGAGGGCCGTCCTTCATTTTCCAATCGCCACCCCACTCAAGCGGAATGTTCAATTCCTTGGCGGCGAGCTTCATTGCTCCAGCGATTCGATAGTACAGAGGCCAAGACCAGTCGACCTGATCGTCAACCCATGCACCAAGGTCTACGGCTTTACCCAGACCATCGGCACCCGGGATGTGTCTGGAGTTCATGGTTTGGCTGGCGCCGGATTTAACAAGGGTGCGCTGACGCTCAACAGAGCGGACACCCTCAAGCACGGTGAAGTCGACGGTGCTGATCTGAATGGCCCGTTCGACAACTTTGACAAGATCCGGATGGACCCCACTCAAACGCATTTTTGATTGAGGTCCAAGAGAGTACATGGTCAGGCTTTCCAGTGACTGGCGATCCAAGTGACAAGACCACCAGCAAATGATGCAATTGTCATGCCCATCCAAAACCCGCCTTTGGATCGGTTGGCCAGCTCAAGGAGTTGATCGATCTGGCTTTCCATTTTGTCGATCTTGCGGTCCATGTCTTGGACGCGCTGCCACAGAACGCCATATTTCACCGGGTCAAAATTCGATTCGTCAAACGCCATTTACTTCCCCAACAACTGATTTACATATTCTGTTTCAGCGGGTGCCAGCGGAACACGATAGTCACGGGGCATTGCCAAACGATTTTGAACACCGCGTCGGGTGAGCATGTTAGCTACACCTTCGCTGCCCAAACTGGTCAGACCTGCACCCACAGCTGCACCCACTGGCCCACCACCAAGAGCAAACCCGATCGTACCGCCGGCGCCACCGCGGCGCAGTCGTTGGTAGAGCAACGGTTCTTTGGCAGGCGACAGACTGGCGATTTCGGGAAAGTTACCCGCCACGTTGGCAACATCTGCCAAAGTGCCGGATAACGGTTTACCTTTTTCAGCCAGCTTTGCAATTTGCAGAGGATCGACTTGTTTGGTGGTCACACCGGTCGCTTGCTCCCAGTCATGTGTTTTTGCAATAGCGGTGCGGGCTTTACGAAATCTGTCAAGTAGACCCGGATCTGTGATGTTTGATTCCAACAAATTTTCAAGCGAGTTGGCAATTCCGAGTTGTGTTTCCGCAACACTTGCGTCAATTGGTGAAACGTTGGGGTTTTTCATCACCCTTGTGGCGTCTTTGCGAAACCCCCGGATCTGGCCAATAACATTCTCACCGCTCAGTCCTTCATTGATCTGAGTCATTACTCGATCAATGATACCGTTGACGGCAGCTGCTTTTTCGGGACTGCTGGTGGACAACGGGTCAAGTTTCAGACTACTCAACTGCGCCGACACATCTTCGACTGGCTGCAACGTGTCAATCTTTTTGATTTCGTTGTAAGGCTCATAATGAGCCGCCCGAGCTTTCTCAAAAGCCTCGGGTGTCAGCGGAGTGTTTTCCGGCAGACCCAGATCCTTGCGGGCAATTTCATTCCACTTGGGTGCGTTGGCCTTGGCTGCTTTGGCGTTGACTACGGCCTCACCGGTGGCGTTGACCAACAGTTTGGTGCCGGTTGTCGGGTTCGCCTCGGCAGGGTTGACGGCAACCCCGAGGCGTTGAGCAGCCTGAGCCGCCTCGATCTGAGGTGCGCGTGCCCACGCTGCTTCGGAGCGCTGCTGTGCGATGTTTTGGGCACGCTGGGCGATCCTTGCGTTGCCCAAGTCTTTGCCAGCCCGCAGTGCGGGAGACAGACCTTGCTGAAAGTCGGCCAGCACATTCATCGGCACACCTTGCAGCCCGGTGCGGGCCATGGCGTTGGCGATGTCGGCGGTATACTCCTGACCAGCTTGGGTGCGAGGCTGGTATTGGATCTGACCGGCAACACGCTCGCCGAGTCGTTCACCGGCCTGCAGACCTTCTTGAGTGCCGTATTTCCCACTCGTCAAGGTGCCGTAGATTTTGGACGCCTCGACAATCGGTGCCGTCACAGCACCAGTGGCCAACGTCGGAATCACTTCAGCGGCACCGCGGATCTTTTCACCCAGTGTGAAATCTTTGGTGCGAATGGGCGCGGTGGCTGCGGGCACCGGGCGATCGTAGCCCGGGATCTGATCGACGAGTGTGCCGGTCTTGCGTGGACCAGGGATTTCCCCACCGGTCGAGCGCAAATATGCGTCCGGATCAAAAGCCGGGGCGGATGCCAGATACTTGTCGGGATCGAATGCCATGTCACATTCCCAGGCGTTGTTTGATCTGCGCTGCCCGAGGATCGCTCGGATTGGCGTTTGCCCATTCTAGGGCTTGCTGATCCATTCCGGACAACGATGGTTTGCTCTTTTCAGCCACCGGGCGCTTTTTGGTGGTGCCCGCTTCCTTGTCGGTCAAGTACTTGTCGAAGCCCTTGAGCTTGTCCTTGATGACATCGGCATTGTCCGTGGGTTGCGGCAAGAACCGGGACAGGGTCTCGGCTTCGGCCGCGGATTGTGCGGTACCAGCACGTTCCTTGATGACGCCAGACACCACATTGAACAGATACGAGCGGGCTTGGTTTTCCGCAGACGACGCCATCCGGCTGCGGATTGCCTCGGGTTTGGCACCTTCGGTGAACCCGAATGCACTGGGCGTGCCTTCAACAGCATCAAGAGCGCCTTTGACGATCGCACGTTGCTGATTGATCGACATCTGCTCTTTACCAACAGCCTCGGAAGGCTTGGCAGCCAAAGGTTGGAAGCCGCCACCAGGTGCAACGGCGACGCGGGCTGTGGGCACTTCACCTTTTCGGAGCTTGGACGGCAGTGCGACGATGTTGCCGTTGGCGTCTTCTTGGTACACCACGCCGGTTGCTTCTTGAGCCAGACGCTGGTTTTCTTGACCAATCCGGGCCGCCTCGTAGGGCGACATGGTGACATTGGCTATAGAGCCTGGCACCACAGTGGTTGCGCCACCCAGACCGGGGGTCTGAACCAGTCGAACTTGACCACCCAAATTCTGAGAAGTAATCGTGGGCTTATTCAACTCCATGAACTTCTCAGCACCCAGTTGAGCACGCTGAACAAAATCCGCAAACGACTGGGGATTTTGAGCGGCCTGCATGATTTGCTGACGACCCATTGGTTCCGTCAGACCCAGCGCTGCCAAGCGTCGACCGATGAGTGGATCGCGATGAGTGGCATCATGGACGGCCAATGCGTCTTCGGGAGTGCGGACACGTCCCCACATATCCCGAATCTGTTTCATCGAGGTGTCGAACAACTCAAGCTCGGCTTTTTGCGTTTCCCGTTGCGACTTGATGAAGTCGGTATAGCCTTTCAGATCACCAGACCGCAGCAATGCGTTTGCGATCGCGGTGTCATCAGTTCCAGCTTGCGACAGTGCGTTTGTCCGTGCAATGTCTTTGGCTTCGGCGCGTTGCGCGGCACCCAGCTGGTACTGAGCCAGCGCATTTTGATTCTGAGCGCCTTGAATAGCGGCAATCTTGCCGTACATCGCCATCGGATCGGCGATTTCGACAGGCTTGACAGCCAATGCGATGTTGGGATTGATTGCCATTTAGATCATCCAATCTGGAACGGGCCGACTGCTTGAGGATTGGCGTACAGGTAGTTGTACCCAGCGCCACCGCCCGACGGCATTAATCGGTTGAGCAATTGACTTTGCATGTATGCGTTACCAACACCACCCAAAGCACTCGAAAGCGCATTGGCCTGACCCACATAGCCCGAGGCCCGAGCTGCGGCGCCGCTGGTCATCAGGTCGCCCACATTCGATGCCATGTTCTGACCCGCGTTGCCGATCTGCTGCGCTGTGGTCTGACCCACGCCGGCAAGGGATTGCAAGGGCTGCAGCTGCGCGTTCCGCTCGGTTTGGTAACGGTTGAACGCATTGGTGTATTCCTGAGAACCCATTTCCTGACCGTACCGGGCAGCGGCTTTCAGGGCAGCCCCAGACTGCAGACCCCCTCGGGCAGCGGCACTGCGATCGAGGGCTTTTTGCCCCTCGGACAACCTGAATGCGTAACCGGGATCTTGTTGCCAGTTGGTCTGACCAAACGGGGTGTAATTTGTCGCCAGCGGGATCAGTTTGTTGAGAGCGGTCTCGCCAGCTTGCAGCCAAGGCTTTTGAAGAGCGACTTGTTCTTTCCATTGCTTGTACTGAAGATCGGAAGCACGATTGGCTGCGTCCGCCTGCACCCGAGCCGCATCGCCAGCAGCTTGGCCACTCAAATACCCACCCAAAAGTGCGCCACCGGCGCCGATCATTGCTGCGGTTACGAAACTCATGGTTTCACCTCGATTTCAAGATTTTTCACCTTGTTGCCAATGGTGAACATGGAATTGGGATCATCTTCCACTAGCTCGGATTCTACGTCCTCAACCGTGTTTGATTCAACCCTGTGAATGGTCATGCAAAGTGCATCGGTTTCAGCGTACACGGCCCGCTTGGTGCCGGGTTTGCTGCACAGCAGAAACGGACCCGTAATTGTCTGGACGCCGTCGTCCGTTGTCACTTTCACGGTGCCCGACACGACCATGTAAAAATGCTCTTTTTTGTGAACCTTGCCGACGATCAGGCAGCCGGCCGGGCGCCACACCTGACGGCAATACATGCCACCGTGGAACACATGCTCCGTCGGCGGCTCGTATTGAGGGTGCCTTGAGATCTCTGACTGCAGATCATCGACTCGCTCTTTAAGCGTGCGATGTGGTCTGATCTCAAACCCTTTGCCGTAAGTCACTTGCATCAGGCGCTCACCTGCAATGCGCGCAACTGAGCCGTGCTGGTGCAGGCGTCAACCAATTGGGTCACATCGCGCAGGCGCTGCTTTTCAGCCACAATGGTTGAAGTATCTGCGCCGGTTTCAAGCGCTCGTTGAAATGCAATGTCCTGCGCCGCAAGCAAGGGTTCACGTTCAGCACGAAGACGGCTCTTTGTGATTTCCTTGGCCTTGGACAGATTGACCGTCACAATACCACGGGTCTGTTCCCATGCGTTGAAAAAGTCGTTGTCTTCCTCGGGCAAGCTGGATGCGGCCACGATGTAGGAGTCGGCTGGGCAGTCCTTGGATTGCACCTGCTCGATAGACAGTTCGCCAGTCGGAACGCAGACAGACACGCCGCCGTTGTCGTTGGTGAAGATGATGACGTCTTTCATGGTTGATCCTTTGATTAGCGGAAGACGGAAAGTGATGCGTACACAGAGTTATATGCAACAAAACCGCCGCTACCATATTTAACTCTTACCGCCGATGCTGTTGGTGCAGTAGTGGCGCAAATACCAGCAAACGTTGGCTCTGCCGTTGAAGGGCGCTCTCCGCACCCGGATACTGCGTAGTTGGCATCTGGCAAAGCATTTGTAAAATTGATCGTGAAATCGCCAGTTCCGTTACTTGTTACGCTACTCACATTAAAAGAAGCGCGAACAGTTGCTGTACTTCCGTTGAAATTCACCCATGCTTTGCAGGTTTGTGGGCTTACTGCGGTGACGTTGTTGCCGCCAATACCCTGCACGGTAGTCGGGGCTGTTGCCCAAGTGCCCGCTGTAGCTTCAGTAATGTCTATGAACCCGACCACACGGAAAGGCACACTGGCGCGACCAGTCGTACTGTACGCAACACCTGCACTGGTAGCCGAAACACCGACTGTCGTAGTGCTGATTAGCGTAGTCTCATCAAGACTCAGCGTGGTTGCGGCGCCGCTATTGTTTACAACTGCCAGCTCGACGGTGCCTGCATTGTCGATTGCCAACACGGTAAGCCGAGCAGCCACACCGTTTGTGGTGCCGAGCGTGGCCGTGTTGGGGACGACCACAGAAATTGCCGAGGATATGGTCCGGGTATTGACCGTACCACTCGACAAAGTGCTGCTACGGAAATCAAGCACCGTCGGGTTCAATGTCAATGTCAACGCATTTGATGCAACAGAGGCAGTGATCGGTTGAATCTTGCTGTTGGTAAAGATGGAAGTGCCGTTTGCACGCAGATAGGCCGTGCAACGCCAGTTACCGGAACCAATCGACAAGAAGGTTGCTGCATCGCCAACACCAGTCGTGATGTTTGCGCCACCAGGCAGAATTAAAGACACTGCGTTATGCGTCAGCGTCAGCGTATTGGAGAACACCACGCGGCGGGTTGCACCATCAGCAATGGTATCGAACGCCGTGATGGTCGTCGTGCCTGTGATGATGATGTTATTAGACGCGGCAGCGCCAATTGCGACCGTCGCCGCAGAAGACAATGTAACTGCAGGCGCCTCATTAAGCGCATTTGGTAATGTCAGCTGAGCATTTGCGAGTTTGGCAGATGTGACCGAACCATCGGCAAGAATGGACGTGAACAATTGAAAACGTGTGCCATCGTATTCTATGGTCACCATGCGACCGGCAACAATCTCGCCGCCAGACAGAGCGCTGCTGGAACCAACGTATATGTTTCTCGCACCTAAGCCATCCACGTCAATGGTCACTGCGCCCGTGTTGGTGTTCTGCGGAATAAAACTCAGCGTCATTCCTGCCGTATAGGCTGTATAGGGCGGTACACTTGCGCCAATCAGTGTATTGGTTCCCGTGACCGTAATCAGATTGTTAAAAACCGTTGGATCGTCGATTGCGGGAATGTCATCATAGGTGCCAATCGTGACACCTGCTGAAGTTTTCAGCACGAACTTGTAGGTCACGCCGCTATTGAGCCAGATCTCATTCGGTGTGCGACCAGCCGAGTCCAGCACGATCGGATTGGTGTTGGCAACCGCTCCCGAGCTGGTGGTCCATGTGGTTGCCGGGGTCGTTGTACCAGCGGTGTAGACGTACAGCAAACCGCCCGACAAGACGTTGGCGTTGTTGTCGAAAAACTGAGCACCTGCTCCGGCGAATGCTGAAATGTTGTATGCCATGTTTTAGCCTCAAATGATCTGGCTGACGGTAAGCACGATACCAGGCGATGCTGGTTTTGCTGGTGATGTCGTGGCCGGGATTGTTTGAATTATCGATGTACCGTTGGTCGTCAGCCAGTACAGCTCCAAGTAATCCCCGGGGTTGAAAACCTCATGGAAATTGACTGTCATGATGGCAGCACCATCGGATGAACCGTGTTTCTTTGGAACCGTTGCCGCGCTTGCCGTATATGGTACATCGACGCCGTTTTTACGCAACCACGCATACACGTCGTCTTCTGCCGCCGCAGAATTGGTGAACTGGATGCTGAACGTCACCGTCGTCAGTCCATCGGCGTCAAACACAATTCGAGAAGACGGGGTACCGACCAAAACGTGCTTAGTGCCCGTCGAAGTATTGAACGTGATCGCCGTGGGCGTGTTGGCCGCGGCAGTCTGAGTCGTCGTGTCATAGAACGTGCCATATGGCAGGTCTACGAAATAATTGTAAAAGTTGCTGAAAAAGCGATACCATGATCGTTCCATCAACTGGCCGACCTTGTCCACCACGGGCACTCGTGGTGCGGGCAGCTGGGTGTTTTGTCCATCAAGCATTGGTGCCACTCATCCTGATTTCGGCGCCAATGATGGCAATCTTGACGGGATCGGTACCGGAGACCTCATACACCCGATCGCGCAGCTTCAAGGTCATGCCAAGTCGGCGCCAAAAGACCCGTCGGAAGTACTGACCGATCTTGCCCATGCTGGCCCAGTGCTCATCGGACCATGTGTGACCACCATCATCGCTCCAGCGCAGCATGACCTGTGGGTCGCTACCTTGTCCGGTCTCCAAGCCCACACCAGACTCACAGTCGAGCTGCAGACCGTGCTGTGCGGTGCGAGTGAGATTGTTCTGACCCGTGGGAAGTGCTCGCCATGACCGCAGCCACTTCTGCACCCGATCATGATCAGCGTAAACCGTCATGCTATATGTGTAGATGTTGCCGTTTTGATGGTCGCCCACCGTGATCTGATTGTTGAAGAACGTCTGGCAGTTGCCGCGGTGACGCACAAACTCACCATTGATCCACCCGGCACGTTCATGCCATGCCTGTGTGGCCACGTCGTAAACCCATGTTGCATTGGCGCTGGGGAAGTTCAAAACGTAAAAGCTGTGACCATCCTGTTGATATGTGTACGCCGTCGCATCCGAGATGTCGCCGTACTGCTGGATCTGCCACTCGACAGCATGGGTGCTGATGCGCTGACCCGTGTACCCGTTCGCCCGGTACACAATGCCTTGACCCCGGGCGTCCTGACCAAGCCAGAACAGACCATTGTCCATCTTGGCCACAGAGAACGTGGCGGCGCAGCCAATCTCGTTAAATGCGCCTTGAATGCGCTGCAGTGGAAAGTCGGTGTTGCCGCTGTTGTACCAAACCTCGACCGAGTTGGTGCCGAACAGCCAGACTTCCGAATGGTCAACGATAGACGACACCAGACCGTCCGGATCACCTTCGGCGCTGGCAAAGTCCAAAGGGTCAATCGTCAGCGGATCGTATAAACCCGTGATCCAGACGCGCTGGCTGTTGGGTTCAATGAACACAAAATAGCCATCGAGATAGGACACCGTTAGCGCCCCGGGGAAGTCCGGGTCGGTGATCTGCCCAAACGCCGTTGTGGTCGCGTTGTAGACATAACTGGGACCGTTGCATGCCACGAATAGATGGTTGCCATCGTTGGCCATTGACACCGGCGCGGTGGCCCCAGAAACCGTACCGAGCACGGTGGCCGTGTAGGTATCGCTGATCCGAATCAGCTGTTCTCCGGATACCACATACAGATAACCACCGTATGCGTTCATTCCTCGAATCGGACCTGTGCCGACGGTTGTCAACAACTGCAGACCCGGACAACGCTGCAGAAATGCGGCTTCTTTTCCACCCTCGGCAATGATTTCCGGAAACAGATTGACCATCCGGCTGTCTGCTGCGTTGACAGACCTGGCGACATACGAGGAGCCGAGGATCGGGGACTTCATCAGTAGTTACCCGTATACACGTTGAACCGCTGACGAGTGGCCACTAGCGGGTACGGCATGCTCATCACATCGTCAGGATTGTTGATGCGTTTGAGGTTGCGCTTACTGGTCATGGCGATGCGTTGAACCTGTGGAGATGGTTCAACGCCAAACTCAGGCGCCATTTCCATTGCCAAATTGTAGGTAAACGCACGCAGGTAACCCGGCGGAAACGCCAGCACAGTATCCAATGTGGCAGGCTGGTCAAGTTCCTGAACCGAGATGAAGTGCCATTCCAAGTCACGGGTGGGCTTGGGGTAGATCGTCATGGAGATATTGGGATGCTCCATGTTGATCCACATGACCTGCGGATAGGTGGACGTGACCGTCTTTACGGCAATGCCGTCGTACTGCTGCTGGTTGATGAACTTGATACCGTAAGACACATTGGTCTGCGGATCGCGGTAATAGGTGGAGTCGTCAAGCAACACCGGGCGCAGACCGACAAAATCACCGGACGGTCCCAAAGTGCGCTTGATTTCGCCAGTGGGCCATGTGAACACCTGATCGATAGTGTTGTAGACCGACAGACGCTCTGTGTTCCACGAGTCGATCATCTGATTCAACGCCATCAGCGCATCTTGAGATGTCGCGGCCGAGGGAGTTTCACTTTCGGCAAGTACACCGAGAAGACGGAGTGCCCGGTTGATTTGGTCGCCTGCGGTGTACGTTGCCATGTCAGTTTCCTGCGGATTCGTCGCTTACCGGTTCATCACCGTTGGGCTGTTCGAGGGTGGGTTCGTTCACACGGCGAGTGTATTTGCGCTTGGGCTTTTCCTCAACCGATGCCGCCGCGACTGGCGTTTCATCAGTATATCGCACCCAGCCAAATTTTTCATCATGCTCGACTTCAGCGTCGGACATGGCGAACTTGCAGCCGTGTTGGGGGTGAGTAAGCAGAATTTGAGCCATTTTGGGATCTCCATGAAGAAACGGGGCCATCATAGCCCCGTTTCTCACAGTCGGTTAAAAATTAACCGATCTTGTACACCGACCATGCAGCGTCACCGGTCTTGCGGAACCGGAACATTGCGCTGGAGGTGACGGCCACAGCAACGGCGGCATTGCCACCGTCGGTCACACCGGTGCCCATCGACAGGGTCACGGTGCCGGAGCTGGTGCCCACGTTCACGATGGACAGGTCGAAGGTGTTGCCAACACCAGCGCTGGGCAGCGCGGCGTCGATCAGAGCTGCGGTGGGCAGCGTGTAGGTGGCAGCGGAGGTGGTGGGGTCAGCATACAGGATGCCGCCAGTCACTTGAGCTGCGGTCAGGGTAGCGGTAGCGCCAGCGGTTTGCGGAGCGTTGCCATAACCCAGACGGGCTTCATTGCGGTTGCCATCGCCAACTTGATAGCCACCAGAACCATTGGGGAGTGCCATGATAGTTTCCTTTAAGAAGTAGGTTCAGAAATGGGGGCCGAAGCCCCCGTTTGCGATTAGCCCCAGATACGGCAGGCCATCTGCGGACGGATGGTGCTGTAGCCGTACAAAACGTCAACACGGCACGGCATGCGGTCGTTGTTGATGTCGTACTGACGAACCACACGCAGGCTCACACCGTTGTGAACGGCGCGGCTGGCCATGTCCACACCTTGCGGCAGCAGCAGGTCAGCGGTAGCGAATGCGATGGCATCCTTGTGGTACACCAGGTTCTGGGCGTAGGTCGTAGAGGCCGAACCCAAGAAGTTGATGTAGGCGTTGACCTGCGGGAACGCGTCGATGGTGGCCAGAGCCTGATCGGCGGTGTACATGGCAGGGCTAACCTGAACATCGGTCCAAGTGCCAGATGAGGCGGTGGCGTCAGCCAGCACGGTGAACTGCTGCAGCGAACCGGTGGATTCGCGGGTCTGCGGGTTCACAGCGTACACACCAGCAATCGTGAACACTTCGCCCTTCTTGATCGTGGCCGAGCCAGTGCCGGATTTGATCGTGATGGTGGAAGCGCCTTGGGTGCTGATGGTGGCCGACACTTGCAGCGTGTTGGCGGTGGCCGTGCGGCTGCCAGTCGTCAGGTTCTTGATCGACTGGCTCATGTTGATTTCTTCAAAGCCCAGCACGCCTTCACCCATCATGCCGTTCTTGAACTGGCGGCTGATGGTGTCGGTGGGGTTGAACAGACCTTTGAGGCCATCGACCAAGCCAGCGTTGGCGGCAGGGTTGACGGTGGCGTAACGCGGCTGCATCGGAGCGGCCAGCTCGTTGAGCTTCTGGTGAGCTTGCAGCAGAACCAGAGCGGTCGAAGGGGTGGTGCCGGGGGTACCGACAGACTGATACACCTGGTTGTAACTGTTGGCCACGTCGGCATCCACGCTGGAGGCCAGCTGGCTAATACGAGGCTTCAGAACACGCTCAGCGAAGTCGTCCAGCTGCATGGTCAGTTCGGCAGACGTGAAGTTGATGCCGATGTGCTTTTGGCTGGAAACCGTCAGGGTGGTGTACTGTTCGTTGTCGTCCTGAACTTGCAGGGCGGCGCCATCAGTCACCAGAGCGCGGTCGGGCAGGCGGATACGCAGGGTGGAACCAATCTTGGCACCTTCGACAGCGAAACTGTCGTCGTACTGACGGTTCACGTTGCGGGTGATCACCAGGTTGTTCTCCAGAATCTCCAGAGACTTGCGGGTGATCATGTCGATCGTAAGCAGGCTATTAGACATGACTGTCCTTTCAAATTAGCGGTTGCGAAGTGCCTTTGCCTTGGCGATCTGACGTTGACGCTCGGCTTCAATCCATTCCGAGGCACTCATGGTCTTTACAGACCGAGGATCGGTGGTGTCAGTGACACCGGGATTAGATGCACGAGCTGTCACCGGACTGATCGGTGCTGGCGCGGACGAAATTTTCTTTTGGGGAGGTTCGGCACTAAGTTTGGCCTCAATCTTCCCAATTTCCTTTGCCTGCAAAAAAGGAGACAAACGGGCAATGCGCTCGGCTTCCTTGGGGTTCGATCCGAGATGGTAAGCCAGCTCTGGACCCAACTCCGAGGCGCGGATCGTTTCAGCCATGACATCGGTGATCGGAAGCTGAGGGTTGTAGGCGACTTGGTCAAAGTCGTCATACTTGCCACGCACTTCCTCTTCCTTGTCATGGTAGGCTTCCATGATCTCGGCCTGACGCTTGGCGGTCTCACGCTGTTGGATCAGCTCTTGAGCACGTTTTTCGGCCAGTGCTTCCGCATAGGCTTCGGGTGTCTCAAACTGATCTGCTGGCGGTAGAGTCGCCGGAACTTGGGCCTTGGTCTGCATTTCTGCAAATTTGGCTTGCTGTTCTCTTTCCCATTTGCGCTGCTCTCTGGCAAGGCGCTTGCCGATCATCGCATCGAGTTCGGCCTGGGTGAATCTCTTCTCCTCTGGCGTTTGCTCAACTTGAGTCTCAGCGACTTCCGGCGCGGTTACTGCGGGGTCCGTGGTGGCCGTCACCTCGGGCGCTGGCGCGGAGTCAACTTCCGCTAGGTTTTGGACTTCATCAGTCATGTGTAACTCGTTAGAGTTCCCGGTGAGCCTCGCCGGTACGGTTTGTCAATTATGCACTCAGTGCTGCGACTTTGTCTTGAAATGCCTTGACCCGTGCGGCCAACGAGGCTTCATCCGCGGCAACAGCGGCAGCACGCTTTTCCAGTTCAGCGGCCTGATTTTCAACAGATGCGATTTGCACAGCAACGACTTTTTCGCGCTGAGCAACTTCGGCTTCGCGTTTGGCCAGTTGAGCGGCACCAGCGTCGTCGCGTTCCGCGACTTCTTTGGCCTTGGCGTCAGCAGCCCGGTCTTTGGATTTTGCGGTTTCCAAAGCGGATCTGGCAGCAGCGGTGATTTCAGCGGCTTCTGCTTTGGCTTTAGCCAGTTCTGCTTTGGCGGCTTCACGATCAGCCACAGCGTCTTGAGCCGCGGACAAAGCGCCTTGGCGCACTGCAAGCTCGTCACGCAAAGCGGCCATTTGAGCCAGATCTTTGGGCAGTTGCTCGGTGAAGTATTTGATGTAGTCCATAGAAGGAGTGTCGTTGGAGACGTTCATCTGTGGCCTCTTATGCGTAGTAGGTGATGTTGAGTTTGGCGCCGCTGGTCTGCTCAATGAACTGGATCTTGGTCAGATCGCCGTCATATTGCAACGTCACACCAGCGGACAAGGGCATGCCCACGCTGGCAGTAGGAGCCACGCCGTCATCGCGCCAACGCACAGCTTGACCTTCGGGAGTGATGATGGCGATACGGGGAGAGCCTGCCAGACCAGAGGTGTCTTTTTGCGGTACGGTCAGAGCAGTGGCCGAGCCAAGGCTGGTGATCTGCTGGTAACCCAGCACGCTGGTGATTGCCTTAAGTGTGACTGCCATCAAAATCTCCTACGTTCAGTGAATGACCGCAGCTTGATCAGAAGCTGCTCTGTCGCTTGCACAAGGCCGGCAAAGAATCCGCCAGCAAAGAAAGCGCCGCCAAAAAATGGTCCCATGACTACTCCGTGCGCAATCTTGACATATTCTACGCGATCAATCAAGCCCAAACACAAACAGGATATGGCGGATAGACTTGATACGGCTCAAGGCTGCTCAAGTCCATCTCCATGTCAATCTGTCGGATGTTGACATGCCAGCCAGTGTAGTCTTGGATGGTTCCAACCTGCCACAAACTGTATTGGTGTGAGCCTTGGCTCACCTGCTCAACACCTTCTTCATCGGTGTAGGTCATGCCCAGCGGCTGCAACACCGTGAGCATTTCCTGTTGGTCAGCAAAGCGGAGATAGAGGTCGATCATGTTGCACCGCTAGAAGAAACGGACAAAGACGTTTGATTGCCTTGACCGGGGACGTAATAAACACGCTTGATTGCGCCATTAACAAAGTTTGATGACCCGGTAGCCGCTCCAATTACAACGTAGTTAACAGGCGTTAACGGAAATGATGTAGCCCTGTCACCGTAACCAGCCACCCCTCCATTTAACGATATTGATTTTTTATATTGGTCATAAAACATGGACGCAGTAGCAAAGGTGCCAGCTACATAAGCCCTATCGCTCAAAACGTTTGATCCGTCAAACACCGAAGCAAGTCCGGTACTGTTTATGACTATCAATCCCTGTGCGTTTTGTGTTTGACCTTGAGACAAGGCCCTAGGATTTACAGATAAAGCGCCTGACGAATAAACGTTAAAAGTGCAAGTCCAAATACCTCTGAACTGATTTATAAATCTTGAAATAACGCTGGTTGAAAGACTGGCAATGTCGCTACTGCGTGTGGCCGTAGCGCCAGTAGTTAGCACCGGACTTGTCGCATTTGCCCCATCTTCCACCTGCCCATAGTCCATCGCCACAGCATCGCCGTTCGTTGCCAGCCTGATACCCACTACAGGGTTCGTGACAGTGCCCGACAGCACAATGCGGTTCCATAGACCATTGGACAGGTCAACAGTAGACCATGTTGAACCATCAAGGCTTACTTGAACGTTGCCAGTGCCTGTGATGCGCTTGAGGTAGACGGAGGATGTGCGGGAGCCTGAGGCCAAAGAAATTGGCTGGATCAGTACAGCATTGGCAGCAGAAGCTGTGATGCTTGTGGCTGCGTTGGCTGCACCGTCAATACCGGTCTGGTTCTGGGCAACTGTAGCATTAGATTTAGACCACCCAAATAATGCCGAAGATGTTGTTACTTGATAATCTGTCAGCACTGCCCCAATGTTCAGTTGGGCAAAAGCAATATTGATTGAATCTCCTAATGTTGCAATACGGATACCAATAGTTCTCGCCCCTGCTGCGGGAGTGGCCGTAACAGAATATCTAACCCACGATCCTGTTGGAGCAGAAATATCTGTAAAGTTTGTTCCATCCAAAGTAAAAGAAATAGGGCCAGATCCTAAGACACGTTGAACATAAAACGATACTGTATATGGAGCATTGTTCAATGTTTGTGTCTGATAGAAAGTTGCATTAGCACTTGTAGCCAGTAAAGTAGCTGCTGTTGTTCCACTAGAAGGATCTGTTATTCCCAATGTCAACGTAGTAGCAGTTGCGACCCAAGCAGCATTGTTAAATGTCTGAGAATAGGTAAAAGCATTTTGCCCCGTTCCTGATGAACCAGACCGACACCACAGCAGCCTGTTCGTGCGGGATTCCTCGATCAGCAGGCCGTTGCAGGTGGATGCAGCGGCTAGAGGGGTGTTGGTGGGAGACTGAGCGCCGATTGCCTGATAAGAAGACAATGATGTACCGGCTTCAATCTGTGCCCCCCAGATGTAAGCGTTTTCTGTTGTAGTGCTGGTATTGCCGTTTGCAACCGCACACCGAATTCTAAGTGTGCCGTTAGAAGAAGCAGTTGCTGGAACCCAAACACAACGATACCAACCACCGCCAACATCCACAACAGACGCAGTACCATCGCCAACAGTACCTACAGTTCCTGTTGAAATGTTGAAATAAGCAAAAAACCCACCGTTACTTAAAGCAAACCAATCGCTGTTTCCTCGTTTTGCATAAACACTAATTGTATAAATGCCAGCAGGAAAACCAATTTGATATTGAGCGTTTGCGCCACTTCCAGTGGCTGTCAATAAATCGGCTGTAAGACTTCCGTCTGGCGCAGAAATAGCATTTGCGGTAACAGTAGCTGAATTCTTTATCCAAACAGAATTATCAAACTGTTCCGTATAAGTAAGGATGTTCCTATTCGCCGTTACCGCCGTACTCGCCCAGTCAAACCGTGGTGCGTTGATGTTCGTGGGGTAGTAGGTCGTAGCGGTGGAGCCGAGTTCTAGCTGTGCGCCCCAGATGAAGATGCCTTTAGTGACATCTCCGACATAAGTAGCAACGTTGTCCGCACTAGCGCACAAAACTTCAGGACGAACCACGCTTGCAATAGAAGTAAACGTCGTTTTAATAACAACCCGATAAAAACCATTTTTATCCGCTGTTACAGTGACTGAATTGCTGGAAGTTCCTGCTGAGCCTGTTGTGCCGGTTGCACCTGTCGATAAATTGACGTATGCAAAATAATAATTACTTCCTGTGTCGGTTACTTGAACAGCGCACCAATCCCGTCCATTCGGTTTTACATATACGCTGAAAGTGAGCGCGTAGTTAGATTGCGCTCCTGTCGTAAACGCCTGTCTAATACTGTGCGCTTGATTTACTGCGGTTTCAAACAATGAATCCGTAGTCTGTGTATCGTCAGGAGCAATGCCTGTATTTGCGGTAACGGTTACACCGTTTTTCAACCACGCCGCATTATCAAAATCCTGCGGGAACGTCAGTAGGTTCAGCCCCAACGCACCCTTGTCGCTGCCACTACCTGCCAATAGACCGTTGCTGCCCACAAACGTGCCATTACTGGCCCGTGTAAACGTCACAGCATCCATCGCCCCGCCTTGGCCAACACCACGGACAAACCCACGGTTGTTGGCAAAGTCAAGGTCGAGTGTGGCTCCGGGTGCAGGCCATGTGTTTGACCAGGCAGCGGCAATGGCTTGCTTTGCCATGCCAGGCCCACGGCTCAAATCTGGCCCACGCTTTGCCAGATCGGTGTTTACGCGAATCCCGTTAGACAGTTTCGCGGGAATACCTTGATTGAGCCGGTTTCCATCAAGGAGGGACGCCATTAATAGTCCTCGGCCATGCAGGTCACGGTGATCGTTTTGGCAGCGGTTACAGCGACTTGGACGGAGACCTTAACGATGTAGCCACCAGGAAGGGGCAGAACTCGTTTGCCGTTGGCGTCATAAGGCAGGTTCGGAAACAATGTACCGTTCAGCAGATCAACTGCCGCAATCGCGCCAGTCGTGCCAGAGGTGATTGGAACGTTTACCGCGCCGATGTATATATCGGTTGAACCATCATTCACATAGATGTTGACCACCTTGGCCGCAGAATCATCGCTGATAGCGTGAAGCGATTTCACCACCGCATCGTTTGCTCCAGCGGTAAATACCGTCTTTTTATTCGTGCTGTCAGCGTTGACGATGGTCGTCGCGGCAAGTTTGATGTTCTGCGTAAAATTAAGCGCGGTGGACTTAGGCATTTCAGTATCCCGTCAAAAGAAGATTGGCAATAGCGTTTGAAGAAGCCAATGCGGTGACATTTACTCCACCAATCGTGCCGCCAGTGATTGTTACGTTGCTGGAGTTTTGCTCGGCCATGGTCCCTACGCCCGACAGTTGGTGATCGGCGTCCCAAGCCGCAGCACCGGCAGCACTGAACGTGTTGTCGGACGGTGTGGAGTGCGTAACAACGACTGTCATGCCAAGAACTTGAGTTTGTACAGCGTGGACAGATACTGACCGACGATCTCGTCGATGATGTTTTGCAGCGCGGTGTCCGATTTCTCACACACCTCGTAGCGCATCTTCTCAATGTCAGCCAAGGAATCCTCCAAGAACTCCACAATGTTGCCTGTTTTTTTGGCAGACATCAAGCTGATGGGACCAATTAGACCATGGCGGCCTTGGTATGCTTCGGCAAACTTGTCCGCCAACTCGACCACGTCATCGTAAAACGAGTTCAGCGCCGAATGTTTGGCAAAGCTGCGGGTATTCAGATGCACCGAATGGGCCACATCCCGGGCCAAAAACAGAGTGCCTACGAAATCAGCACATTTCATTGCATTTCTCCTTGTTCCGGGGCTTCCATGCCGGCAGGCTCCTCGGGCATCCGGGGCATGCCTGCCACCAGATCACCCGTATCCACGGCAGCAGCGATTGTGCCCATCACGATGTCTTGGATCTGCTCGGGTGACATGCTGGCCTGCACCGCGCTGATGCGCTGAGTTTCGGCCTGATATGCCTTAACCTGAGCTTCGTACTCTTTGATCTCAAGATCACGGGCCTCAAAGGACTTTTGCACATTGGCCAGCATGCCTTGCATCATCTGCATCTCTTGAGCCATCTGCTGCATTTGCTGGTTGGCGGCAGCCAAAGCCGGATTGTCCTCGTCTGCCAGCACCTTGGGATCCAGTGTTTTCTGGAACCGTTTGGCCAAATCCTGAGCACCAGGCCAATCCATGTTCTTGACAAACAGATCGCCCGCCACCTGCCACAGCTGCGGATTGCCCTGCAGCAACTGAGCCATCGACTCCAGAGCTTCCTGACGCTTGGTGGCGTAACCCGGACCGGTGATGACACGCACATCGTACTTGCCCACGCTGGGGTTGTAGATCTTGTCGATCACGGTGCCCTCTTGGTCAACAATCTTCTTGACCGGCTCTTGCTGCATCGGATTGATCTTGGCAAGTGCGGGTTCGCCATCTTCGCCGATGATGCGGGCCACGCGCTCAGTGTCGTAGATCTTGGGGATCAGATCGACCAGCTGGCGACCGACATGGCGGATCGCACGAGCCAGATTGTCGACGTAGTGATAGGTGCCAACGTCACCCTCACGCTGACGGGCCAAGATGGCTTTACCGGAGCGCTCGTTGCTGGTCATGCCCAGCGAGGCGTTGTACTGACCCGTGGACGACTTGATGTCCTCAGCAGCACCCGATTTGGCCTGCAGCAGACCACTGGACGCCATCGGAGGCTGTGCCCGTGCGGGCAGTGGCAGAACATTGCCTTGGCCGTCTGTAACATCAGGATTGACTTCCAGATAAGGCCAGTTGTTCGTGTTGGCGGTCTTCCATTGGGTCTCGTAACCCTCAAACTGACCACCGTATCCAATGAACGGAGCTTTGGGCGCCAGCGCCAGCATTTCGGCTTCTTGCGACACCCAGTAGTTGTACATGCGCTGAGCATCTTTGGCGTTACGCACCAAGCCCGACACATACACGCGACCATCGACTTCGTACTCGTTGCCGACTACACGCACTACAGGGATGTATTTACCCGCCCATGTGCGCTCCTCAAGCACCTCGTAGCCGTTGATCTTGAGCCACTTGACGATCTTGCGCTCAGCTTCACGGCTTTTGAGCGGCTTGCCAAACATGGCCCGCAGCTGCTTGTCCTCGGGTGTACCGTTGAACGCGGTCACGTTGCCGGGGTACAGGTTAAGCGTTTCGCGCTTGAGATCGTAGTAAAAATACTCGGCGATCCGCACCGTGTCTTCATTGATCCATTGCTGGATCGACTGATCACCCACGCCCAGACTCATGAGGGTCGTGATCGGCGCCGCATTGGGGTACAGACGCTCGTATTCCTTTTTGGTCAGGTCTTCGGTGATGAAACAGTACCGTGCATCTGCGCCCGTGGGGTCTTGGATCAGCGGGTCCATATAGACCGAAAAGCTGTTGCGAATACGCCCGATCTTGATGTCCTGATCGAAGGTGTCTTCGCTGCAATACTCGGTCAGTAGACGAATGTAGCCTTCACCGTAGGACACCTGGTTCTCACAGGCCGTGTCATAGGCCACGTCGGCGTCCGAGATGTACTCGATGTGACGAATCACGCCGTTGTAAACCTCGGCCACGTCGATGTCGGCCTCATCATCGGCCGGGATCACCTTGATGCCCGGACGGTTCATCCGTTGCTCATTGGTGACCTGATGAACGTGCTGAGGGAGCTTGTTGATGGTCAGGCAGGGACGAGCGTTGATGGTCTGACCGTTGACCGAGCCGCGGGTCTGCAGAACATCCGCAGGCCACTGCCACTGGTTGTCCGGGGAGCCAGCATAGAACCGGAGATCGTCGATCTCGTCTTCGCGGCTGTCGGACAGCGCGTCAATGGCCATCTGCAAACGCTGACGTGCTTCTGCCAGCACCTCCGAGTGGCCTTTGCCCGGGTTGTCCGGACCGTTGTTTGCCACCTTGGCGGCTGCATTGATGCCAGTTGGATCGCTCATGCGTCAAATACTCCGAGTGTGTGAGCCTCGCGCATCACAAGAAGGTGCTCACCCATGTATTGTAATTCTTGACCGATCGAATCACCAAATAGCACCTTGTCGCCCACTTTTACGTCTTTGGCGTCCGGACCCGCGGAAATCACGATTCCGGTACCGGTTTTCTTCTCACGCAGCAGCACGAAAAGCTCATGTTTTTCCATGTCCGGGCGGACAATCAGGCAGTCTTGGGTGGCTTTCAGGGTCATTTTTTGGACTTTGTGGGGGTGGGTTTCTTGGCGGCTTCCCGCTTGACGGAGTACGCGATGGCCACTGCCTGCTTGGGCGGCTTGCCAGCACCGATCTCGGCTTTGACGTTCTTGCGGAAAGCGGCGTCGCTTTTAGATTTAACGAGGGGCATGATCAAGATCCCATCCAAGAGTTGAAAGTTGCGCCGTTTTGCGCGTTTCTGCGGGGTGTCCGGCCTTCAGTGTATCCGCGATTGGCCACCGGGAACGCAAAGGTCACAGCAATCGCATCCGCTGCGTCTGGAGAGGCCAATCCGCGGGCTTTCATTTCCTTTTTCCCTTCTAGGAAGATGGTACCTGCCGAGTTGGGCTTCTTCATCGGTCCAACCAGGTCATTTTTGAGCACTCGGTCCTTGGGGATACTGGCTGTTTTGAGCCAATCGCGCATGGCGCCCCAAAGTTCTGCCCTTTTGTTGCCCCACATGACCGGGTTTTTCGACTTCCAGCCGAAGTTTACCCCGCGCACTTTGTAACGCTGCTCAAGCAACCTGTCAAGAATCCCGTAGCCTAGCCCACCCTCGTCGATCACAGTCAGCGCGGGCTTGTACTCCTCGATCGCCTCGATGACGTGGCCCACGGTGGTCATGGTGTCGTCGCCTTTGAACCGTTTGATGGCCACGATGTCCCGGCCTTGGCGCACGGCGATCACGGTGCTGTCCAAGCCTCCGCGGGCCGGGTCTACCCCGAGGACCACAGGCGCCGTGCTGTCTTTATACAGGGGTCTATTCATGGCATCGTCGACCAGGTGCGGTCCGATGAACTGATCTTCCCCGCTCTTGGGAAAGTCACCGTACACCTCGACCCGGGCTTCATCGGAGTCCTCGCCATACTCCTCGATGATCTGCTGGTAGATCGTCTTGTCGGTACCCTCGACTGTGCGGGCATCGATCTTCTCGGACTCCCAGAACTCGCGTTTGTTCCCGTCCACAGCCTCGTAGAAGTACCCGGTGTTGCGACGGCCGTTGGAGAACGCGAACCAGTACCGATCGAGGATGTTCTCCGTGAAGAAGCCCGCTGCCACGGACCAGATACTGTCCGGGATACCGCTGGCCTCGTCGAAAATCACCATCATGCCGTCCATGTTGTGAACGCCGGCGTAGGCGTCGGGGTTCTCCTCACTCCACAGTTTCCCCTCGGCGCCCCAGTACCGCGTACCCTTCTTGAGATCACGCTCGACCAGCTCGGTGAGCCACGACGCGGGGGTCAGGCTCGTGGCCGTCGGCTCCCACCAGTGAGCGTTGATGCTCATCGTGACCCATTTGGTCAACTCACCCCAAGTGACCTTACGCAGCTGGTTCTCGCTGTTAGCCGACACGATGACAGAGCTGCCTATCCGGGTTGTCAGCATCCACAGGATCAGCCACGACACCAGTGCAGACTTCCCCACCCCCCGGCCAGACGACACGGCCCTTCTGAGTGCGTCGATCAGCTCACCCTCGGTCATGCGACCGCGGTTGTCCTTGATGAACCCGGTGATCCGCCGCAGCGTCCTGCGCTGCCACGCCCGCGGTGCGCGGAAGTGCTCAAGCGGCGTGTTCTTCTGCCCCCATGGGAACGCGAACAGCACGAACGCCTCGGGGTCGTCCTTGATACTCGGGGACCACAGCTGGCTCATCAGCAGCTGCTCCTCCTCGGGGCTATACCTCATACGCTGCATCAGTTGTCCTCCAGCCGCGGGGTCACGTCAATCACCTCACTCTCAATCACCCGAGCTTGGGCCTGCGCCAGCGCCTCAGTGATCGAGATCGTCCCGCCCAGCTCGATCGACTTGGTCTCACCGTAGCGCTTCTTGTTGTGTGCGCTCATGAGCCACTTGCGCGTGTCGATCCTGAGCTTGTCCCGATTGATCGTGTCCGGGGCTGACGCATCGAGTGAATCAATCCCATCCGAGATGTCCAGAATTTCCCCAGCCAGGAACTCCGTGCGCATCTCCTGCGCTTCCTTGAATCGCTCATATCTTTGGGGATCGCGCTTGATCCAGCGCAAAAAGTCCTCGTAACTGACGAGTCGGTGGTCATCCTCGACCAAGGACTTGAGGGATCTGCCCCGGTAGACCTGTTCGATGAAGTTCTCGAACATGTTTTGATACTGCAGGTGCAGCAGCTCCTTGGCAGCCTTCGAGTTGGCAGGTGTAGGTGCCGGAGATGGCGTTGGGCACGACAGCCAGTTTGGGATTGGATTTTCACCGGTGACAACCGTGCCTACGGACGAGGTGGGTTCATGTTCCATAGTGGACATGAGTCTAACATGGTGGCGATTTTATGGAAGACATGAATGAACGGGGGAAGTGAACCCATTGGAGTAACTGAACCCATTGGGGTAACTGAACCCAGTGGGGTAACTGAACCCATTGGGTCTCTGTTTCTCGGGTTTATTTTGAAAAAATAAAAATTTGGTTCGTGGGTCCACCGCCAACGTGACCCCTATGCCTCCGGACCCCACCCACCCC